CATCCTCGACCCATGCACGCCACCCGGTGCGTGGCGGCAGACGGAGCCAGGCGCCATCGGCCCAGAGAGCAACGTTCAGGTTCCACCCCGCCCAGTCGCCCGTCGCGCCTGAGGCGACGATGTAGCGGTCGCCATCGGCCGGGCTGGCGGGCGGCGTGGTCAGGTCCCGGTCGAGGACGGAGAGCTGCACCAGCCCATCGAGGATCCGCAGCGCTTCGTTGTGGGTGACATGCTTCTGGGCCTGCGCCGCCAGGATGTAGGGCATCAGGAGATGGGTCGTGGCGTCGGACATGGGATGGCCTTCAGAACGTGAGGGTGGCGGTTTTCGGCGCCCCCCGCCCGACGAGGGCAGAGAGCTGGAAGATGCGGATGGTGAGGCTGTCGCCGGGGCCCAGCGGCGCGCCCCAGTCTGCGGTCTGGTCGGCGGCGGTGTAGACGGCGCTGGTGATGGCCGTGCTCAGGATCCGTTTCACGGCAGCGCCGTCGAGGATCTCGACCTCGTAGGCTTCGATCTCCTCGGCCAGCGGCACGTCGGCCGCGCCCCAGTTGTCGGCCGCGAGCGACCGGGACCGGCGCGTCCAGCGGATGGTCAGATCGCCAGGCGCGCGCGGTGTGCGCCACGGCTGCTGGACATGGGCGATAGAAAACGGCCGCAGCCCGACACCCTCGGGCGCGAAGGTCTGCGCAACATAGGTCTCATCGCTGACCGGACGGCTGGCAGGGCCGATGCGCCAGTTCCATGGGATGCCGAGATCGGCCTCGGCGATCGGCAGTGACGCGAGCGAAGCGTCCAGCACGACGACCCGCGCGCCCGCAGGCGCCGGGTTGCCCATGGCGCCTTCCGTGCCGCGTTGGCCGCGCAGAAGCCGGGTCAGACGGTAGCGACCTGGCGCCAGCAATTCGGCTGCGCCCGCCTGCACGATCTCCCAGACGCCCGGCGCACTCTCGATCGCCAGCGCATTGGCGCCGCTGAAGAGCGTCAGGTCTGTCACGCTCTCCAGCGTGCCGGTGGGCAGATCGACGATCAGCGCGTTGCCGAGATCGAAGCGCGAGGTGGGGCCCGGGTAGAAGTCGGACACCAGCATCCCGATCCGGGCGCGGCTGCCGAACGTGGTCAGCAATTCGAACCCATCCGTTGAAGGGCTGCGGAACACCGCCATCTCGCCCGGCCACGGCACGGCATGCGCCGCTACCATCGGCCGATGCGCGGGCTGATCTTCGGTCAGCTGCGGCAGGTCCATCAGTACCGCGTCGGGTGCCCCGAACACGACGGCCCGCGTCAGCGAAGCCGCGCGGGGATCGCCGGGCGGCAGGTCGCAGGTCCCGCGATCCTGGCGGACCGCCTCGATCCCGCGCGCCTCGGCGTCGGCAATGGAGACGAGCCGCAGATCGACCAGCCGCCCGTCATGCGCGAGCCGGATCGCGTCGGCCGGATCGAGCGCGAGGCGCGATGGCGGCAGACGAAATGCCGCCGTCTCTCGGCCCACCCACGCTTCCATCAGTGCGCGACGGCAGCGGCGCTCGGCTTCTTCGGGCGGCACCGCCATCGGGAAGCTCTCCGAGGCGATCCGCGTCGTGTCGACAGTGATGCGCCGCGCCTCGACGAGGGCGGCGTCGTAATCCTCGTCGGCACGGGCCAGCTGCCACTTCAGCGCCTGCGGCAGTTCGGTTTCCTGCGCGCGGGTGAGTTCAAGAACGTCACCCTCTCGCCCGGGAACCAGATCGTCGGGCGCGATGGTCGCGACCGAAGCCCGGCCGCGCATGATGAAGCGAATGACGCCCTCGGTCTCAACGGCATCGAAGCCGAAATGCCGCGACAGCGTGGTGATCGAGGCGCGCGGGCTTTCCAGCGCAGTGATGACATAGCCCTCGACCGCGCCCCAGAGGCCGGTGACGTCGATGCGGGATTCCGGCATTCCGGCGCGCAGACAGAGATGCCGGACCAAAGCCGCGAGCGAGACCGACCCGAGGCGACCCGTCAGCCAGTGCCCGAGCCGCCAGTTCTCTCCATCGGTCCACACGTCGCTCAGTTCGGGAAAGAATGGATAAGGTCGCGCGTCCCAGGTCCAGGCAGCACATTCTTCGTTCTGCACCATGCGACCGCTATAGGTGGTCGAGATCGGATTGTTGGTCGGATCGCTCCACCACAGATACGTTGCTTCAAGATACGCGCGCTGGATGGCATCGTCGCGCCAGCCGCGCGAGAAGTACGGCAATTCGCTTTCCGACGACTTCGGATCGACGAACACGTTGGGCTGATTGGCGCCGCGGTCGATGGCCGGGCAGCCGAGCTCGGCGAACCGGATCGGCTTTGATTGTGGCACCCACGCCGTCGGCGTCGCGCTCTCCACGCCGCCTGGCCGGTCGTAGTGCGGGTTCGACCACCAGGCTTGCAGATCCTTGTAGCGGAAAACCCAAGGCTTGCCCGCGGCCCCGTCGGTGATCGGGGTTCGCACCTGCGCCGACCGATCGGCGGCGCTGGCATAGAACCAGCCGAAGCCTTCGCCGCCCGCGATGTTCCCCTGCAGGTAGGCCCGGTCGTAGATCGCGGGCCAGCCTTCGGCCGCGTCCGCATGCTCGAACCCGTCCCGCCAGTCGGAGAGCGGCATGTAGTTGTCGATCCCGACGAAATCGATCTCCGGGTCGGCCCAGAGCGGGTCGAGGTGGAAAAACACGTCGCCGCTGCCGTCGGCCGGCTGGTGCCCGAAATATTCCGACCAGTCGGCGGCGTATCCGATGTTGGTGCCGGACCCGAGGATGGAGCGCACGTCCGCAAGGAGGTCCCGATAGGCCTGTACCGCCGGATAGGTAGACGCGCTCGAGCGGATCGTGGTGAGCCCCGGCATCTCGGTCCCGATGAGGAAGGCATCCACCCCGCCGGCCGCCGCGCAGAGGTGCGCATAGTGCAGCACCATGCGCCGCAGGCCCCAGTCGCCGGGCGTCCCCGCCCACGAGACCGACTGACCCGAGACGCTGAAGCTGGCGGGCGTGGCCGCGCCAAACAGCGCCGCGACCTGGCTTGCGGCCGTGGCGGTCTTGTCCACGGTCCCGGCGAACCCCGCCGCAGGCGAACAGGTGATCCGCCCCCGCCAGGGGAACGCGGGCTGACCCGCCTCGGCGGCGTTGTCGGAATAGGGGTTCGGCAGCGTGTTGCCGGGCGGCACATCCATCAGGATGAACGGATAGAAGGTTACCCGCAGACCGCGCGCCTGCATCTCCTGTATCGCCTGCACCACCGCGAAGTCCGACGGCGTGCCGCCATAGACTGGACGATCCTGATCGTCGCGGCTGACGAGGAAGGCGCTGGCGCGGCTCACGCCATTCACCGACCAGCTGGCGGGCGTGGTCGATTTCGCGGACACCTCGACGCCGGGCCGCACCTTGCACGATCCCGCGCGCAGGTCGTCGCCGAACCATGCCACGACGAGGCTGACGCTCTCAACCGCCGGGGCCATCGCCTGCAGCCGGTTCAGCGCCTCGACCATGTCGGTGGAGTCGGCCAGCGCGTTCAGGTTCTCGGGCACCGTCGCGCCGCCATCGGTCTTGCGGATCGCCTGTGTGGCGTAGGTGAACTCGCCCGAGGCCGGGATCATGGTGACGGCGCGGGTCAGCCCCTCGGCGGTGTCCGGATCGGCCAGCGGCCGGAACACCTCGAAGGAGAGCTGCGGCAGGCGGTTGCCGTAGGTCGAGAGCGCCAGCTCCTCGAAGACCACATAGGCGGTGCCGCGATAGGCGGGGGTGTTGGCCGCGCCCGTCTTCGCCACGATGAACGGATCGGCGGTCTGCGCCTCGTCGCCCGGATACCAGCGCCAGGTGACACCGGAGAGGTCCATCGGCTTGCCGTCGGCCCAGATGCGGCCGATGCCGGTGATCGGGCCTTCGCAGAGTGCCACGGCGAAGCTGGCATAGTACAGATACTCGGTGGTCTTGACCTTGCCGCCCCCGCCGCCCTTGCCGCCGCCCTGCGTAGTGGTCCTGGTCTCCTCGCGGAAATCGGTCGCCCAGATGATGTTGCCGCCCATGCGCATGCGCCCATAGAGCCGCGGGATCACCGCCCCTTCGGTGGCCGAGGTGATGCGCAGGGTGTCGAGCCGCGCGCCCTCGATGCGTTGCGTCGGCGCCAGCGACGAGATGATCCAGCTGTCGACCACCGAGCCGATGGTGGAACCGATGAAACCGCCGATGGTCGCGGCGCTGACGCCGAGGATCGCGCCGCCGATCGAACCGCCAATGGCGGCGCCGGCCGCGCCGAGAACGAGGGTGGCCATGTCGGGGTCTCAGCGTTGCGGAAACAGGAAGGCGAAGGCGATGCGCCGCCGCCAGGATTGGGTGAGCGCCTCCTCGATCACGCCGAGCCGCTCATAGGCGTGGAGGAAGGTGGCGGGACCGGTCAGGATCCCGACATGCTTGGCGATGGCGCGGGGCCTCATGCGGAACAGAACCAGCGCGCCCGGACCGGCTGCCGCGGGTTCCACTTCGATCATCATGCGCCGGGCGCCATCGGCCAGCACCTCGCGCGGCCCGGTCTCGCCCCAATCGCGGCTGTAGTGCGGGATCGGGAACGGCTCGGGGCCAACCACCTCTCGCCAGACGCCCCGGGCCAGCCCGAGGCAGTCGCAGCCGACGCCGCGCAGGCTGGCCTGATCATGATACGGCGTGCCGAGCCAGGCGCGCGCGATGGCGACGACGTGCGCGGGGTCGGCCAATGCGAGGGGTTGCGTCACAGCACGCCTCCCTCGTGGCCGCCATCCTTGGTGGCGTAGCGGAGAATCGCGTCCTGGCCGGGGATGTGCGGGAAGCCTCGGAAGTTGGCGGTGTTGGCGAACTTCGCGCCGCAGGTCTCCATCCGCTTGTCGCAGCCCGCGCGAATGGTGAAGCTGTCGTCCCCGGCGATCGCGCGCACCGGCGCTTCGAGCAGCGTCAGCACAGCTATGCCGTCCGTGACGTCATTGCCCAGCACCTCGGTGCGCCGCCCCGCGTTCGCGCCGCTGGTCCATTCTATGGTGCCGAAGGTGAACCATCCGGAGGCAAATCCTCCGAGCCCCGAGGCGGTGAAGGCCCGGTCACGCAGGAGATCGATGACGGCGCCCGTCCCCTTGTAGGCGGGGTCCTCCAGATCGACGCCGCAGCGCGCATCCCCCAGCGCGGCGTCACAGTTTGCCTGGAACGTCCGCCCGACCGTCTGGCCAAGCACATGCGCGAGCGAGCGGACCTCGGCGACGAAGGCCAAGCGCCCGCGCCGAATCTGACCGATGGCCCCGCGCCGCATCAGCACGCGCTGGCCGGTGTCGGCCCAGTTGACGCGCCAGACCTCGACCTCGGCATTGTCCCAGCGACCGTCGAGGATGTCGATCTCGGTGATCCGGTCCGAGGTCAGCACGCCCTCGGCATCCTGCGCATCGACGGACAGGTCCGAGCCCGAGCGGACCTCGGAGGCCGTGAGCCCGCTTTCCGACTCGAAGTCGGTGCCGTCGAAGGCGAGCGTCCGGTCGTGATCGGTGAAGCCGAAGCTCACGCCGTCGGCGCGGGTGATCCGCCAGCACCAGGCGAGCGTTGTCGTGCCCTCGTCGAGATGGGCCTGCAGGGCGGGCGTGAGGGGTTTCATAGCGGCCTCCCGCAACCCGCGTCGATCAGCCGGATGAGGCGCGCGCCGGTCACGACCGAACGCGGCCCAGCGTCATCGGCCAGTGCCGCTGCGTGGGCGCTGGCGGGCGCGGCCAGTCCTGCGCAGAGCGCACTGTCAGTCACGCCCACGCTGGCGCAGCCAGTCACGAAGCACATCGGGATCGCTGCCCAGATCAGCCGCCGCATCGTCCATTCTCCGTCGCGTTGCGACCGCGTTCTCGCGGTCTTGTTTCGCCTGGCGGTCTCTTTCCTCGGCAGCGCCCCGGCGTCTTGCCCGCCAGAGAAGACCGGCGATGCCTGCGAGGCCTGCGAGAACGGCCGCGATCAATCCCAGAAGGTCAGCCATTGCTGCTGAATCCCCGCTCGATCCGGTCGCGCAGTCCGATGAGGCCAAGCCCGAGGAACACAAGCCCCGCTGGCGAGGCATCTCCGGAGCCCGCAAGCAGCGCGACGAGCCGGGCGAGCTCGCCGAGCGGACCGGTGGCAGGCAGCACGATGGACGCGATGCCGGTCAGCATGGCGAGAAGCCCCGCCCACCAGGTCAGGGAATTGGGTCGGACGTAGCGCATGGATCAGGCCCTCCGGATCAGTGTGGAGAAGAAGGCCGCCAGCCGGGCGAGCCAGTCGGACGGCAGGATGGATTCAGACGGGATGGACGGGTGCGCTGGTTCGATCGGGACGGAGGACGTGGTCGGCACGGGCTGCGGACGCAGCAGCGCCAGCGCTTGCGACTCGGTCAGGCGCCGGATCGGACGGGAGAAATCGACGCGTCCACGACGATCCACGGCCCAAACCGGGACCGTTCCACTGGGATAGCGACCACTTTGAAAGAGATCGCGCTCGGCCTCACGCCGAGGCCGGATCGCGGTGGGCTTGAGCCAACCCATGAAGGCCGCAGCGGCAGCCTCGCGATCGCCCGCATTCAGGTGCCGGGTGAGCGTTGCCTTTGCGATGCCGCCGGTATTGTAGTGGAAGGAGACCAGCGCATCGAACTCGTGCGGTGCAAGCGGCACCTTCACTGCCCGCAGCACCTCGGCTTCGTAGCGGGCAAGGTCCGTGCGGAAGAGCCGGAACGCCTCGCGGATGCCAGCATCGAGATCGGCGGGCATGCCGCGCGGCATAGTGCCTGGATCGGGTTGTCCTGCAGCAGCGGTGTGGCCAACGCCGAACGTCCAGATCGCCTTAATGTCACGATAAGCCGCCGGCACGATGCCCTCGTGCCGGGTGAGGGCCAGAAGCCCCCGGTCAGTCATGTGCATGGGATCACCCGAAAAGTGAGAAGATCAGGATCAGCGCGGCGACGACCAGCCCGACGCGGAGCCGGTGACCGAAGGCCTCGGATGGATTTGCAGAGTCGCAGCGCAGCTGCCGGGCAAGACGGATGAGCTCATGCATCACCGTCGCTCCCCTTGCCACGAAGACGCGCCAGCGCGACCTCAATGAAAGCGGGGCCGAAGACACCGACGAGGTACGCGGCCGAGCCTGCGGCACCTCCGGCGGCTACTGTCTCGGGCGGCAGGTCGAGCCAGCGCGCGACGACAGCCATCGAGAGGCTTCCCATCCCGGCCGCGATCAGCCCGCCGAGCAGAATGTGTCGGATCGCATCGCGCAGGCGCATCCTGGTGGTCAGCGCGTTCGTGGCGCCGCCAAGCGCGCCCCAGGCGGCGAGGATCACGGCGGTAGACGTGAGAAGGTCACGCAGGACAGCCGCGATAAAGCCGGGTTCGTCGTTCATCGGCGCAGTTCCAGGAGCGGGATGGAGGTGATCGAGCCGAGCCGCTCCAGATCGAGCGTCACGTCGAGGACGTCTGTGTCGAAGCGGACGGGGACGTCGAACTCGAAGCCAGCGGTGATGGCGATGCCAACCGCCGGGGCGCTGTCGAAGGTTACGGCGCCAGTGGTCGTGTCGACGGACCAACCGCTGACCTGCTCGACCCCGTCGAGCGCGATGCGCACGCTGCCCGCCACCAGCTTGGCGATGGCGCGCGTCCAGGATTGCGCACCGGAGGCGTAGTGCTTCACCAACTGGAAGGCGGTCGTCGTGCCATCTCCGGTGCCGATCGCCTGGTCGGCGGCCGACGGCGTACCCGAAGGCAGGCAGGACTTGTGGTCGCCCCAGTCCTTGAAGCGGAAGCCATAGAGCCGCCCGTTGCGCGCCTCGAAGAAGGCGACCACCGCCGCCAGATCGTCAGCGCGGCGGATGCCATAGGCGACATCGTAGCGGCGGCGCGAATTGGCCCAGCTCGCATTGCGCTCCTCGTCACCCGAGGCAAGCTCGACGATCTGCGTGCGCCGCTCAGGCCCGCCGCGCGCACCGCGACTGATGTTGTCGGGAAACCGGACCTCGTGGAACACCATCAAGTTTCTCCCTCGTTCGTGCTCCGGCCCCCGCAACCGGTTCCCACTTGCGGGGTCGCACTCACATGCCCCTCCGCCCGAGCGACACGGCGCGGGCGATGTCGGCCGCGACCTGTGTGCGCGACTGCCGGAAGCTCTCGGCGTCGCGGGCCATGATGGTGACGTTGACGCCGCCGCCCGCGCCGTAGCTCTGCGCCTCCCGCCGCGAGAGAACCCGCTCGCCCCGCTGAAGGATCGCGGGCACCTCGTCGTGGCGTAGCCCCGCCATGCCGCCTGAATGCATTCGCGGGGCGGCGGCAAAAGCCATGGCCGGGACCACCCGCGAGGGGCCAGCGGACCCGGCGATGCCGCCTGCATGAAGGATGTTGGCGAAGATCCCGCCGGCGCCGCCAAGGGCACCGGACAGCGCGTTGGCGATCGGTCCCAGGATGAAACGCCGCGCGGCCAGCTTGGCGAGGTCGGCGAGGAGCGAGGTGACGAGATCGCGGAAATTCAGCTTGCCGGTCTTCACGAACTCGCCGACCGCGTTCTCGGCCGACTGGAAGGCGCCGACGAGGCTCTGGCCGATATCGCCGCCAATCTGACGCGCCTTGCTGGCGTAGTCGGAGAGTGCCGCGGTGACCGCCTGCCAGCCGGTGACCGCTGCTTCGGCGTCTGGCTTCGCTGCGGCGGTCGCCGCACCTGCAGCCGACCCTGCATCCGTCGCGGCGCGCCCGGCATCGTCCAGCGCCGTGCCCAGATCGGCCGCCGCGGTCGCGGCATCCTGGAGGGCTGCTTCCGACTCCGCCCCGCTGCCCGCGACGGCAGCCTTCAGCGCATCCCAAGCCGCCAGCGGACGTGTTGCGGCATCGCTCAGCATGCCGGCCGCATCGCGGTAGCCATCAGCGCGGGCGCGGGCATCCTCGGCCGCCGCCCCAAGACCGAGGTCAGGCGCATCGACATAGCTGCGCGTTAGCGCCGCAGAAAACGCATCGGCCGCCGCAGCGCCTGCCGCCTCGGCGGCGCCCGTGAACGGGTTGTCGATCCGGCCGAGCGCCACCGGATCGAGCGTGCCGATCCGCACTCCGCCTTCACCGGTCGCCCATTCGGGAAGCAGATCCAGTGCCCCGTTCAGCGCCGAAATTAAGCTGTTGATCCGGGTGACGACGCCGTTCAGCATCGCCTCGACCCCGCCGATCAGCCCGTTCGCCGCCTGGAACGCGAAGTCGCCGATCGCGCCCGGGAGACGCCCCCAGATCGCCTTCATCGCGTCGAACGCGCCCTGAAAGATTGCCGCGGAGCGATCCCCGAAGCTGACGACGCTGGTGATGGCGCCGTCGAGCGCGGTCAGCGCCGTGGCCTTCAGCCCCTCCCATCCCGCAGCCATGCGGGCCAAAGAAGCGTCGAGCGCGAGGCCCACGCGGCCCCAGACTTCGGAGGCCAGATCGGACAGCAGTCGAAACGCTTCACCCACGCCGCCGACCCGTTCGACGAGGCGGGTGAACTGATAGACCAGTTCGCCCGCCCCGACGATCAGCGCGCCGATGCCGGTGCGGATCAGTGCGCCGCGCAGGACTAACAGCGCTGTGGCGAGGCCACGGACCGAGAGCGCCGCAGCGGCCATGCCCGCAACCCAGCGACCGGCGAGGAAGGCTGCGAAGGTGGCGGCATAGGTCGTCAGGCGGCCGATGTTGTCGAAGAGACCCCGGATCGCGATACCGAGCGGCCCGGTGCGGCTGGCGACCGCTGCCATGGCGTTCGCCACCGCTTCCAGCGCGGGGGCCGCAGCGACGGCCAGCTGGTTCGACAGCCCGCGCCAGATCAGTCCGAGCCGGGAGATCGCATCGTTCGTCCGCTCGATCTGGTCGGCGTCCTGCTCGGAGACCACGACCCCGAAGGCAAGCACGTCCTCCGTCGCCTGCCGCAGCGTCGCGGTGTCGATCCGCGACATGGCGATGGAGCCTTCCTCGCCGAAGAGCTGACCCGCGACGGCCGCGCGCTCTGCGGCAGGCACGAAGTTCTCGATGGCGGCGTTGATGGCGCCGACGCGCTGGTCCAGCGGGAGCGCGATCAGCTCGTTGGCCGAAAGCCCGAGCCGGTCCAGCGCATCGGCGGCGGGACCGGTCCCGGCGGCCGCCTGGCTGAGACGGCGCGTCAGATCCTTCGTGGCCTGCTCGATGCCGGACATCGACACGCCCGCCAGTTCGCCCGCCCGCTC